GCCGCATCCTACGCCGCAGACAACAAAATCACCCTTGCAATCGGTGCACGTTGGAACGGCGGCGGCTCGTCGGATCCGGTCAAGGATCTGCTTCAGCTCATCGATGCGTCGCTCGCAAAGGTCACTGGGATCTACATGTCGCAACGGACGTACAACGCGTTCGTGCAAAACCCCGGCGTCCAGAAGTATTTCACGTTCAAGGATTCGGCCAAAGCGAAGCCGGACCCGAAGCAAGCCGCGGACCTTTCGGCGATTCTGTCATTGCCTCCGATCGTTGTCGGATCGCAGAAATACAAGAATCCCACGACGGGACTCCGCGAATACATTTGGGGCAACGACGTCGTTTTGCTCCATCACCCGAAGCAACTGCCAGCGATTGGCGTGCCCGTTGCGGCATGCACGTTCCGGTTCTCTGGTGGTCTGCAAAGCGGCTTGAACGCGCAGATCTCCAAAGCGTTGCAACAGCTCACATTCTCGAACGGCTGGGGTGTCCGCGCGTTCTACGACGTCGGTCGTGGGCCGCAAGGTGGTCGCAAGGTCATCGTGTATCACCAAGACGCCGAAATGCTCATCGACACCAAAGTCGCTGGGCTCATCGTAGGCGCTTGGCAGACGCCTCCGTGATTCTCGCTCGCTGAATTCACGCAACACGCAATCGTCAGGCAATAAGGAGTTTCGCCCGTGGGCACATACATCGACGCGGGCGCACTTCAAACGGCCCTATCGCCGCAGACGTACATCGAATTGTTCGCACCTCCTGAAACGAACACCGTGGACGCTGCGGCGGTTGCGCAAGTCATCGACCGGGCCGAGGGGCTCACGGATTCCTACCTCTTGGGATTCTACGTGTATCCTCTCGACCCGGCGACGGATCGACTCATTCGTCACGCGACGTTACTTTTTGCGACGGCATTGTCGTACATGCGTCGTCCCGAGTACGTCCGTACGTACGGCGAGATCGGCAAAGTGACGCAATACCAAGAGGCGCATGCGATGATGATGCGCATCCAAGCGGCGAAGCAACGTTTGCCCGAAGTCTCGCAAGTATCGCCACCGAAGAACATTGGTGGCGTCGTGTCGATGACGGGAACCATCTTGATCGGCAACGGCTACAGCGACTTTTAATATGGGCTTCACCGTCGAAATCGAAGGCCTTCCCGAGTTCGAGCGCAAGTGGGCGCGCATGACGACCGAGATCCAAGACGGCGCGATCAAGGCCGTTCAGCGTGCATCGACGGAGGGCGCTGCGGAAGGTGTGCGATCCGCGACATGGAAAGACCGCACGGGCAACGCGCGACGAACAATCAAAGCCACCACGGCCAAGAAAGTTTTCCACGATGTCTATGCCGACATCGTGGCGCCGCTCCATTACCACCGATGCCTCGACGCGGGAACGCGCCCCCATGAGATCCGCCCAGTGCGCGCAAAGATGCTTCGGTTCATCGCGAGTGACGGCAATCTCGTGTTTGCCAAGCGCGTGCGACACCCTGGAACGAAGGGCGATGGGTTTGCGGGGAAGATGTATTTCAAGGCGCAGCGAGTGCTACGCGCAGACTTGGAGGCGATGGCCGCTAAAGTCGTGGCAATGTGGGATTAGGCAACAACATGGCCAGCGTCATAAGCGGCAAGCGCCACTTGAAGCATTACTACGTGGGCGGGTAGCATCATGTATCGTTTGCGCAATTCATCACGAGCGGCAATCGTCCCATTCCCGCCCGAGTCGTCAATCCACGTACGTAATCCAAACATACCCCAAGGGGTTTGAACCATAAACGTGCCAACTGTTCGGCCTATGGCTTCACCATGGTCGAGTATATCTTGGTTCGTAGTGTCTCGAAAAGTAATAATGGCGCTTCCGGCCGGTGGAGTCGCCATAAACTTCTCTTGTAACAGCGTGGCAATCTCGTTTGCGTCGGTCGGGGCAGATTGAAGCCCATAAAACTCTTTTGCACGTTTATGCTTTTCTTGTTTTTCGTTCAGCACAACTTACCTCCACACTCCAAATAACCATTGAGCACCTACGGCGCAACCACACTTCCCGTCGCGGTTCCCACAAACCCGTTGACAGAGGCCACAGGAGACCCCGCGCTTGACGTATGGGCGGCGTTTTTCAAGGCGTACGTCAACAAGTACGCACAAGCCGCATGGACAGCCTGTTACCCGCGCACGAACGTGCTCGCCGAACCGATCCCGCCGATCCGCACGACGCACACGCATAACCCAAACCGGCGGACGGTGCTGCCGTTCAACGAGCGGGACTTCCCGTGCCTGTTCATTTACCGCACCGGCGGAGCTGCTCCCGAGTGGGAATGGCTCGACGGACGGGTGAGTCATGACGCCGTGACGTGCCTGTGGGTATTTCCCACCGGAGCGCAAGATGCGACGCGCATCCGAGTGCCATTCGCAAACGCGCTTCAAAAGCTTTTCGATGCGGGAATCGAGCAAATGCGCGACGCCTGCTACGTGCATCCAAGCGATACGGATCCCACGGCAGCAACCATCGCGGCTGACGTTGACTCGATCAAGACTTCGATCGCCACGTCAACGAGCGTGCAGACCTACTCAGGGGCGGCGTTAAACGGCACCGTTGGCGGCACGGCGTTCCTACAGCCTCGGGCTTTCACCGCAACGATTACGGGGCTCGTGGGCGCCTTCGTCAACGGCTCAACGATCACCGTCACGGGGAAGGACGTCCTTGGTCGAACGATGACGCAAACGTTGATGATCTCGACGGCAACGATTCCCGCAACGTTTTTGACGGGCTACGCATTCACGCAAATCACGCAGATCGTCGTGGCGGCACAAGCTGGCGTCACCGGAGCGTTTGAGTTTGGACTGAGTGCGTACGTGGGGCGCGGGTCGCTCGTGACAAACTTCACGCCGATCGGTTTCAAACGCGTTGGGCCTTGGGCAGTGGATCAAGTCGAAGTGGAGATTTCGTCAGGGATTACGGCGGAGCCGATCCGAGAAACACGGATTTATGAGGCAGTGTCCATCCCATTCGAAACGTTCGAGCTTTGGGATCGCGACGATTACCCGGCGCTGAATGGTTTGGACGGGACGGTTAGCGCGAATCAGGCGGCGTATGAGCAGGCGATGAAGATTCCGATTTGACGGCGACAGCGACGATATCGGCACAATACTGCGTCCAGTTCATTAACGCATCGCGTTCCGCTTGCACCATAAGCCACGGTCCATCTGGCCATAGGTGATTGATGCAATTGCGATAAATTGAATACATTCCGAACCCTCCAGCGGAGACCATAACCATCCATGAAAATGCTGCAAGTCATTCCAAACCCGTACGGCGTACTCGACGCGGACGGGAAACCAACGGCGATCGTGCCGTGTCACTCGCGTCATGCGCCAGGGGAATTCGTCGGCGCAACCCGTACGATGATCGAGAGCGAGCCCGCGCAATACGTGGACGTTTCTCGCGTCGTTGGCGGCAAAAAGGTTGTCGAGCAAAAGCTCGCGCAATACGACCGTTCCAAGGCATCATTCACGTTTTCGACGGAGCCCGTCGGAGTTCCCGCGGACGGCACGGTCGGCGTGTATTACCGCGATCGTGTGCGTGAAGGCGCATTGATCGCCGCGGATAAATTCACCGCGCAAAAATGCGGCGTACAATTCGAGCAGCCCGAAAAGGTCCTCGCTCGCGAACGCGACAAGGCCGCAAAAGAATTCGCGCGCCAGTTTGGCGAATTGCCCGAATGGGCGCAACCCACCAACCAAGCGCCCGTCGAAGCGGCGTCAAAGTGAGGAAGTAAATGGCATCGATTGTCATTTCAGGATTCACGTCGGCATTCAAAGTGCCCGGCATTTACATGGAGACGGTTTTCGGCGCGGGTGAGATCTCGAACGCGAGTGCGCCACTCAAATGCCTTGTCATCGGGCTCAAAGGCTCCACGGGCACCATCACCAACGATGGCACGCCTCGACTCGCCTTGTCGAAAAACGATGTCGATGCACTCGTCAGACCCGGAAGCGAAGCCGCGCGGATGGCATATCAGGCATTGCGTGAATCTGGCGTCCAGCTTTGGATCGCATGCCCAGCGCCGGCAAGCGGAGCTGTTGCGGCGGCGGCAACGATTACGATCACCGCCACCGCGCCGCATGCATCGACGGGTGAATGGCGGTATCGTATTGGCGGCGTCGCCATTTCGGGAGCAATCAGCACGACTGCCACGCAAAACGCGATTGCTACGGCGATCGGCGCTGCCGTCAATGCTCGTACCGAACTGCCCGTCACGGCAAGCGTTGCATCAAACGTCGTCACGTTGACGGCAAAATGTGCTGGCGTGCGCGGCAATCAGTACATCCTGTTCCAAGACACGACGCTATTGCCATCGACAGTGTCGAGCGCTCTCGCTGGTGGTGCCGCGGTCACGGGCAATGGCATTTTCTTTGCCACGGGCGCGGGTACCGAAGACGTCACGACGCTCTTGTCGACGATTTCGAGCACCGAATATGCGCGCATCGCATTCGCGCAAAACGACACGACGAACTTGCCGATTATTGAAACGTGGCTGAACAATCAGTCTGCGTGGGATGTCGGGGTTCTGCAACTCGGCGTCGTCGGTCTCAATACGACGTTGTCCGCGGCAACGACATTGGCGACGGTCACCATGAACGCCGAACGTCTCCAGCTCTTGGTGATGCAATACGGTGAATCGCACCCGTCCGAAATGGCCGCAAGGTGGGCGGCGCATCGTTCGGTATTCGAGCAAATCGATCCCGCAGCGTCGTCGCAATACGACGGATTTGCGCTCACTGGCATTGCTCCGCAAACGCAGGACGGCGATCGCTGGACGACAAGCGAACAAGATACGCTTCTCAACAATGGCGTCACGCCTGTCACGACAAACGACAATGGCGATGCTGTCATCATTCGCTCGATCACAACGAAGTGCGTGACGAGCAGCGTTGCGGACTTTCGCACGTTGGGCACTGAGCGTGCATCGGCACCGGACTTCGCGCGTCGTGGAATCTACCGAATGGGCGTATCGTTTATTGCGAACAACCCACGCGTGCAAGACGATCCTGGAACGGGGGAACGACCACCGAAACCGGGCATCGCATTCCCGGCGCTTTGGACGAAGACCCTCACGAAGTATGCCTACGACCTTGCGGAAGGCGCGGCAAACGTCGTGTCGTCGGGTCTCCCCGTCATCACCGACGTGGCGAACAATCTGCCGTTTAGCCAATACGATCCCATTGCGGAACGAATCATGTTCGTATTTCCGATTGAAGTAGCGAACGGCAATCACCAACTTGGCGGTCAGATCCGCCAAACCAATAACGGCTGATAGGAGGTCATCATGGCAAACAACAGAATTCAGCCGCAATTCATTCGCCTCAATGACAAGGCGATTGCAAACGTTACGGGGACCAGCCCGGAACTCAACTCAAACGACGAACGCCAGATCGTTTTGGAGGGCGTGCTCGGGCATTCCGATGGCGTCGCGACACTCGACTTCGAGGTGAAGACGATCATCGCGCTCACGGGCGGCGATGAGGCTGCGATCGTCGAAATCATCTTGGGCAAACGCGAATGCGAGATTCAGGCAACGCTTGCCACTCGTGTGTTTGTCGTAACGTGCCGATGCGTGTCGTTCTCGGGTTCGTCCGAAGCGCAGAACGGCAAGTTCGAGGGCACGTTCAAGTTCGAAAGCTCGGGGAACATCCAACTCGTATGAAATTCGCGGCACTTGTAAAAGGCAAAGCGGACGTTCGTCCCACGGAATTGATGTTGCCTGGTTACGAGGCACCAATCGTGATCGGGCAGCGTCCGATCTCCGCGTGGGAGGAAAAGGACGCAATCGACAAGGCGCTCGTTATGTTCGACTCAACCGGGAAGAGCAAACCAGCGCCGGAAGATCCCCGCTACGTCATGTGCATTTGGGCATGCACGCTCGTGTTGTCGTGCCAATGCATGGACGGCGATGACAAGGGACAACCATTCTTTGCCGACGCCAATGAGATCTTGCAAGGGCTCGATCGTGATCGCGTCTCATACCTCTTTGAAATGCAGCAACGCATTCAAGAGGATCATGGAATGCGCAAAGAGCGATTGACGCCCGAAGAAATGATGGCGGCGACGCACCAGATCGTGACCTCGGAGGTGGGTGCCGACGACCTCCCTTTTTGGAAGTGGGGGCCGAGCGCGCGTGCGAGCTACATGCATTTTTTGGCCAGCATGTGCTTTCACTCAGCACCGGACAAATCTCCTTTTGGCTCGACCTCAGACAGCGATTCCACGAACGCAACAAGAAACGCTGAATGAATCCACCCGCATTCAAACGCACCGGGCCAAGCCCGTTCGCCAAAAA